AATTTTTAGATCATCTGGATGATCCACTTCTCCGAGAACTGAATAACCGTTTTGAATCTGATCGTTAAGGGTCTTAACAGCCTTGCCAATCTCATTAACAGGGTAAACACGCTGGTTAGCGTTGCGTATACCGCCCTGGATGCAAATCCCGGACATGTACAAGTTTTTCCCATCTTTGTCATCAGATTCAACGATCATTTTTGCTTCGTTGAAACTGAGATTCTCTCGGAGGTATAACATAGTCTAGTATGTTCTCTTATTTCTTAATTGGACGTAGAGTGGCTTGAGTATTCTTCTCACCAGTCTGTTCATGTTCGCCAGTGCCAGCACCTACGCTTGGCCCAGGACGAGCACCTTTCTTCTCTGCGCCGTGACCTTTGCTGTCATTTTTGTAAGCTGGAGCTTTCTTGTTTCCAGGAACATTAACATTGCCGCCATCCAGCTTGGCTGTGCTTGGCTTTAGCAAGCCGCCTTCAGTTCCGCCAGTTGTTGTTGAAAAGTTCTTAGCGATATTGGCAGTTGTGCCACCCATATCGTTTTTCATGTTGTCAATTAGTGACTTGTTGTTAACACCGTTGTCGCCTGGTGTAGGTGTACCAACTTTATTAACATACTCCATTAGTTCTGTTTCTAAGTCGCCGCCCATTTCGTCACCACCAAATGATGGATCAGACATGCCGTCGTGATGCTCTGGCTCGTTTTCTTCGTCAGCCATTAGTTGTTCAAATTCTGCTTTTAGATCTTCTAAAGCATCTTCAAGATCCATCACGCGATCTTCAATGTCGCCACCTTCGGCGCCATCATCGTCGCCCATGTCCATATCGTCTTCACCGTCGTCTTCGCCGTCAGTATCATCTTCTTCGCCGTCAGTATCATCTTCATCGTCTGACTCTTCGTCATCTGAACCATATGGGTTACCTTGGTCTTTAGCTTTAGGAGCGGCAGATTCATCTTCGTCGTCTGCTTCTTCTTCCATTGCTGGCTCTTCACCGCCAAAGTCGTCTTCTAAAAGACTTTCGTAGATTTCACGGCTTTTGCCTACTACGATGTTATGAAAAATTTCTTTTGCTGCCTGTTGATCGTCGTTGATCAAGGCTTCTAGCATGGCTTCAAATTGAGCGCGGTCAGTCATGTTTATTCTCCTGTGGGTTGATTGTTGATACAAGGCTGTATTATATTTACACTTTTGTTGCAAAAGTGCATGGTTATAGGCAAAAAACAGTCAGTTTTGACAATTTTTTTCTATTAAGCCGGTGGTGCCGGTGGAGTTGCGTACATTGAATGTATAAATTCGAGTTCGTTCTCTTGTTCTAGTATGTGTGCTTCGCTACTTTTACGTAGTTCATTTAGTTGTTTTAAAGTTAATCTAGTTTTACGAGTGTCAGTTCTATGTATAACTGTGTCGTCACGTTTAGGCTCGTAACGCAAGTCATTGGCCACGTGCCTAGTATCTGGATCAATATAAAATAACTCTCTTAATATCATCTTGTATTTATGCTGGAGGTGCCATTGGAGCAGGGGTGCCAGCTGTTTGACCAGCGGCTCCTGCTTGTGCATCTGCACCAGGTTCACTTAACATGTCTTCGGGAGGAGTCATATCGCCTGAAGCACCTAGATCTCCTTCAATACCTGCCGCAGATAAACCTGCACTACGCATTTCTCCAGCGGCATCTGTATGTGTAGGTTCACCTTTTCCGGCTTCCTCACCCCATAGACGTTCGTTTTCTGCTACTTCTTCGTCTGTTAAACCTAAGAATCGTTTAAGTGCAAAGCGTTTACTCATGAATGGCACTGCTTGTACAGTATTAAATGTGTTTATACGTTCAGCATCGATACTGGCTTGCTTACTACTTGCAAAGTTCATTGGCGGGTTGAACTTTAATTCAAACAAATTACTGTCTAAATTAAGTCCCTTGGCATGCATGTACATCTTGAACTCTTCATCAAACACTGCTGTAATAAGACTTTGTAGTCTTTCACAGTATTTGTTGAATCTTAGTTCCTGGATATACGCTGTTCCGACTCTTCCATCATTGAAACTTGCTTGCGAATCGTCTGCGCCTGTAGGTAAGTAACTGCTAGGAATCCGCAAACCTCTAAAAAGTTTATTCGTAAAATATTTAAGGTCATCAATTTCACCTAAGTTAGTACCACCTGGCAGTGTTTCTACTTTAGAACCACGCCCTTCTGCTGTTGTTGGAAAGAAATAGTCTTCGTTTATGCTCAAAGGATTGTATGCTGAATCAATAACATTGTTGCCACCGCCACTTTGACTTGGAATACGTCGTTGATGTATCTCATTTTTAACCCGTTCAACGAATGCCATGGCCAAATGGCTTGGCATGTTACCTACGTCAATATGAAATACACGTCGCTCTGGAGCACGTTGTATACGATAAATTAAAATTGCGTCTTCTAAAAGTTCTTTTTGTTTGTAAACTTTAAAAATATTCTCTAATAAGCTGTTTCCAAAAGGATAGTTGTTGTCCAATCCCTCGCTTAGACTTAAATGTACAATATGTTTTGCATCTAATGCACTTTCATGTTGATTTAAACCAAAGCGATTGCCGTTTCCGCTGGCAGGGCTGTTGCCCACTGCGCCTTTATTACTACCTGTAGCACCTGCGGCACCACCATATCCATTACCACTATTTCCGTTATTACGAGGATTAATGTTAGGAGTAATCTGTGTTACAACTAAATTTTCAAAGTTAGGAGCAAGATCTTTGACGACATACTGTTCAGGTTTCTTGCCTTCGCTTTCGTTTACAATAACTTTGATAATTTGACTTGGATCTATATAACTCCATTTTTGATTTTCAGGATCTCTAACAAAGAAAGCATCACCATATTTGAATACATTGCGCACAATACGGAAGATTCTAGTTTCAAACTTTTGTAGTTTGCACCATTGTTGCATGTATTCAGAAAGAATCTTAACTTCACTGTTGGTCGCTTTGTTGCGCCAGCTGACTGTAAACGGACTTTTGCCGTCTTTTAATTTTTGTGTGCAGAATTCTGCAAGAATATCTAATGCGGCATTAACTTCGGGATCACTATCCATTACTTCATATTGACTATAACGTTCAACACGATTAGGACTACCTGTATAAACATCCGGCAAATAATTGCTGTAGTTAGTTTGACTAGGACCAATAGCCGTACTATTAGTAAACGGGCTCAAAGAACCCGAGGTGTTTGTTGCTACTGGTGTAAAATACTTTTTCCAACTCATTTATGGTTGTCCTTAGGCAAACTTATTGCCGCTGAGGCCCTTAGTAGCTTTAACTTGTGCTTCATTCAAATCAATTGATTTGGCACTGTGCTGAACTAATTGCATTATACCAGTATTTAACCTCATAAGTGTATCGTTGACGTCTTTTAGACTTATTGTTTCTGAAGAAACAACAGGTGCTTGTGGCGTATTAACTGTTTGTGTATTGGATAATTTTGATTCTTCTACTGAAGCAGGAGTTTTTAATGTGCTATTAACATAAGCATTGGGATTATAATCAACTTTAGGCGTATTAATACTGCTTACTCGAGTATTAATTCCTTCAAATGCTTTTGAAAAATCTATATTGCCTTTGGGATTTGCTGGTTGATCACTTGTTGTTGCGCGGCTAGTAGCAGTATTTTTAACAAACATTGATTGCATAGAAGCTAATGCAGATTCTATTCCAATATTTTTTGATCCACTGGCTAAATTGTTTAGTTGTGCTAGATTAACTACGCCTTCACCTTGATGTGCCAATACTGAAGTACCCTTTGGACTGAAATTATCAATCAACGAACCAGTTTCATTTAGACTTGTATGTTTTCTAGATATCTTTGGCGCTGGCCCCACGGTTCCGTCCGAAGGTGTGACTGTTTCCGTTTTAGGCTTAGGTGCTGGAGGAACTTCTATTTTAGGTGCTGTAGCAGGTGCAGGTGTTGGGATTGGTTGTAACAACCTCGGATCGTTTGCCATTGTTGGGCGAAGATTTGGCTGTACCGCCGGAGTAGCCGGTGTAGTTGTAGATTGTTGTTTCTTAGGAGCTGGAGTTACTGTGCCATCACTTGATGGATTTTTCTTAGGAGCTGGAGTTACTGTGCCATCATCTGGACTAGGTTTTGTTTGTTTTGTTGGATTGTCTTCGTCTTTGCCTGTGACAAATTTTCGCATAGTACCAATAAAATCTCCAAGAGCTTTTGTAGCTTTTTCGGTAGTTTCTTTTGTGTCAAGCATTTTTATTGAAACAGCTTTAAACGCATCGGCTAGCTCTTGAGCTCCTTTGGAACTTTTGACAACATTATCAAGCGCCGCTGCCGTATTTCGATTCATCTGCGCGGCCGCTGCCTCCATTGCATTTAATCCTCGTTGCGCTTCACTTCCCGGTGGTGGTGCAGAAGGTTTTATTCCTTTTTCTTTATCTCCAACTGATTCAACTTTTGCTTCTCTACGTGCTTGGGCTAGAGCTTGTCTATCAGTCAAAGAAGGATTCTTTTGTAGAATTTCTACAATGCGCTGGCCCATTTGATTTTCTTGATAGGCTTTTTTCATTGCCTCACCACGAGCATCTCCTGATTGCATAGCTTGTTGATACTGGGGAGTTGCTTGATACTTGGCCTGCTCTACTTGTGATCGTTCTAATAGAGCTCTGCCAGCTCTGCGATCGTTTTCAGTTGCTCCCCTAGTGGCCAATGCAGTGCCTCGGCGAAACATTGCGCCGCCATCTTTCATGGTTTGCATGAATGCTATAGTTTCTGGTGTTGGTTTTCCACCTGCCACAAGATTTGCACTGGCTTTTTGCGCACTCTCACCCATGCCTGTAAGTTGTACTTGAGTTAAAATAAATGATTTGCGCTGTTCTTCATTCATTAATCTCATACGGGCCATTACTTCAGGCTGTCGCAGTCTTTCTTCTAATTCTCCTGTGATTGCTTCAGTACTCTTACCAGTAACTTTAGCTTGATTTAAAATTTCTAATGCTAGTTTGGCATTAGCTTCTGATAACTTTTTACGTTCTGCTTTGTCTGCCTCACTATTGCTTGACATATTCTTGGCACCAAGAGAACCAACAGCTTGAATATGTACCATTTGTTGATCTAATGTAATACCATAATCTGTTAGTTTCTGTCCAAATTTTCCTTCCCTAGCGTCTTTACCCATCTGGATTAAATTATTGCCAGTGTCGTTTACGCTGCCGCCTAGGCCTTGGAGTCCGCCTCCAAACTTTTTCATCATTGCTAGATATTGTTCAACAGACAGATTGCCTTCTTTCATTTGCTTTGAAAGACCGGTCAAATCTAAACCGCCAAGTCCGGCTCTAGCCGCGGCATTGGTTTCTTTTCTTCTAGTTTCTAAATCTCCAATAAACCCTTTTAAAGATCCGCCGACAATAGGTAAAGCTCCGGCTATATCTCCCATGACTCCGGCGGCTATTCCTGTGTTGTAAGATAATCCTGATAGTGCTATGGCAGCTTGGGTGGCAGGTTTTATTAAGCCCTCTATGGCGCCTATAGCGCCTTGTATTATATCCTTAGACAGAGACCCACTACCAGGGCCAGTAGTGGTAGTGGTTGTACCCGGTTTTGGTGGCGCACTGTTGCCCTCTGAAGGTCGCGAATTGCCTGTGTTATCTGCCAGGTCAGCCATAAAAAAATCCTTGAAAATGTGCGTATATAAATACTACGTATTATATTTATCTGGAGATAAAACCATGAGTTCCAACCCGTTACAACAATATTTTAGACAGCCTAAAATTTATATCAAACTACCTAGTCAAGGCATTTTTAACAAGCCTGGAACTATCCAAGGCGATGTTGCAAATTTGCCCATCTACGGCATGACTGGCATGGATGAAATTATTATCAAAACTCCAGATGCACTGATGACTGGAGAAAGCACAGCCAAAGTAATTGCCAGTTGCTGTCCAAGTGTCAAAGACGCATGGGATCTCAATGTGTTAGATACGGAAATGATTTTTACTGCTATTAGAATTGCAACTTTTGGCAATACTATGAGCGTGACTCATACTTGTCCCGGATGCCAAGCTGAAAACGAATATGACATTGATTTGACAAAGATTGTAGATCATTTGTCCACATGTCAGTACAACAACAAAATTACAATAGATGATCTTGTTATTAAAATTCAACCGTTAACTTATAAACAAGGTACTGAGGTGAATATTAAAAATTTCACACTACAGCAAACATTGTACAAAGCTGATGAACTAGAAGATGAAGCTGAAAAACAAAAAATTCTAAACGATTTGTGGAAACAAATTGGAGAAATTCAAACCGAAGTGTACATGGCCAGTGTTGAAAGTATTGACACTCCCACTGTGTCTGTAACTGAAAGAAATTTTATCACGGATTTTTTAAATAACTGCGACAAGTCCATATTCGATGCTATCAAAAAACAAATTGATCTCAACAAAGACATTTGGAAGTTCAATGGTTTTGCTGTAAAATGTGATGCATGCAGTAAAGAAGCTAATCTCACTATAGAATTAGATCCATCAACTTTTTTCGTTCAAGCCTAATTGGATTGTCGGACGAGCAAATACAGGATCGTCTGGTTAGGCTGGATAAAGAAATTGCAGTGTTCAAAGAAGAACTGTTTAGAATCAGTTGGTACATGCGTGGAGGAATAACTGTAAACGAACTGCTGTTTAGTTTCAGCCACGATGACCGCACTGCGGCCTATGCCATTATAAAAGAAAATATTGAATCTACAAAAAACACCGGAATGAATTTAATTTAAATTATTACGGTTCTTGTCCTTTTGGCAACTGAACGTGTTTGCCTTTTTCGCCTTCTTTTGGATTTCCCCATACTATACTGTCAGGTAGCACATGTTCTATTGTCCATCCAGAAGCTGTAGTATATCCCATCTCACCTTGTTTAACACCGTTGGCATCAACTTTAGGTTTATCACTTGGAGCTGGTTGATCTGCCGGAGTTGTAGATTTTTTATCATCAGCGGCTCCGGGAGCTGGTTGTGCTGGAGTCGGTGCGGCTGGTTGTGCTGGAGCCGCCGGAGGTTCAGTATCATTGCCTGCTATAGTGTTTCCAACTTTCTTTCTTAAATAATTGGCAAATCGGGGCAATGCCAATACATCCTTAATAGTTCTATCTATGATGTTGGGCAAACTGTCTGTTGATAAATCATATGTTTGTCCAATAGTGCTTTTAACAGCAGTGTCGTGTGTACTAGGACCTACTTGTTTGCCGGTTACATTATCGATTTCTGCGGTCACTTCCAGTTCTTTACCTAAAAGTTGTCCAAACTGTTTACTGATGCCACGATCATTGACTTCTTTGACAAATTCGCCAAACAAAACAATACCACCAGCGACCAACAGATCACTTAGTACTGCCGCCGTACGTTCTAATTTGATGTATTTTATAAAATTTATAAATTTAACACCGGCGGTGATTCCAAGCGCCGCAGTGGCCCCAATGGCGTAACACTGTGTTTTCAATCGTTGATTGTTGATAGTGTTTTGTCTATCTACCCAAGTTGCCATATCGTTCTCTGTAGATGGTTTCAATTTGGTTGCAATCCAATCTTGAGCTTCAGCAGTTAAATTTCCTGGGTCAAAGCCGGCAGCTCGTAATTGTGCATTGTAATCATTTTGGGTAGTACCAAGATCTTTAAAACTTTGAATGTTTGCTCTAGTAGTGGCCCAATATTCGTACATAGGCCATGCACCTGCCAGAAAATTTGCCAGGCCCAACAAAGCCCACCCGCCCCGTAGTACGGAGTATTTTTCTTTGATAGCTTCTATCGTCTTTTCTGTACGGGCCGCTGATATTTTTTCTAAGTTGGCTTTGTGTACTTTAGGCGCCAGTTTGTTACCTTGTTTGACAATCTCTTTCTGTACTTTAGGGTCTCTTGCAAACGGAGATAGTTCTAATTCAGTTGGCTTTCCATAATCAGGATTATCAACCCACTTGCCAGTTTCTTTACCGTCTTTGCCTATTTCTTTGATTTTAGGAGCAATAGTAGGATCTCGGCTCATTTGTCGGGTAAACCATGTTGACACATCATCCGCAGTCTTGCCTGTCATTTTTTGTTTTGAAACATACTCAGCATACTGTTGAGCATACTGTTCAATAAAGGCTTTTTCTTCACGTGTGAGTCCAGGCGCGAGTCGTAACAATTGCTTGATACCTTGAACAGCCAGTTGGTATGCATCTACAGCAAATCCGGCTGCACCGGGCAACTTCTTGACTTCAAATAATTCATGACGTGGCTTAATGATATCTATTGCTTTCATGCTTATATTTATGACTCTTTGTAGATGAACTACGTTCATCTGTTCTTCGCTTGTCAGCTCGAACTGACTGTGTAATAAGATATAATTTAGTGCGAAGCACTTTAAATATTATCCAGATCGTTCAGTCACACTTTGCCCTGGCGGGCAAAAGTGAAAAAACATTATCCGAGTCGAACATGTTCACCTAGCAGTACTGCATTACAGTGGCGGTCATCCGGTACCACGAGCAGAGTCTTTATATGACGGCGGGCTCCATGCATCTGCTAACACACATGAAACCGTGGGGCTACAACCCCTCTTTTAGCCTTGAAAATTCTTGCCAGTAAATCAAACGGGTTTGCGGCATATCCCATCATCGTCCGGTAAAGGATAGTGATTCACAGCTCTGTCACCAAGCAGAGATTACCTTGCCGCCACACATCAGAGCGGATTCGGGGCACAATTACAACGCCTGTGCGGGCTTATTTGGTGATTTAACGGCCTGATTTATTATGACTTGAGTATATGTGAACCATGTACACGCACTTGAATATGACCATTATAATAGTCTTTTGATTCAAGAACTCTGCGACTAAACTGTTCACGAGCCTCTATGTAACTGCATTCTGCCTTGCTTTGGCAGTAGAAAAGTATTTCTCTACTGAAGTTTTCCGGACCTAACTGCGCAACGTCCTTGCTCAACTCCGGGCTGGAACCATAATAGTCCCGCCAATCGCTGTCAATTTTACTGCGGATTTTCTTTTTTTTCTTAGCGCCGTTTTTTAATTTTACTGTTTTATAAGTAGTTTTAGAAAATTTTGCTAGTTTTTTGCCTATGTACATACGCCCTGTAACGGTGTTTGTTATAATATAAACAAACCCAACACACGTTTCGGGCAGTGATTCTACGATTTCATTTTGGTATGACCAGGACATTAACTATGTAGTTTATTCTGTCCCACCATCCCCTGCCTTTTGGTTTGCCTTACGTGCTAATTTTTCCCTATCCAGCCAAACACGATACTGCTGTACATGTTCACGCCGTTCGCGAGCTATCTTGCGGATCTGCGCCAGCCAGTAGCGCATGTTCTCTCCTGCCCGCCTTGTGCCTTTAGCTTGCCAGTCTTGGTTTGCCTTGAAATATTCCTTAAAAGCCTGCATGAGTCGTTCGTGCGACTCTTCATTTTGATAATCTACAGGCTCAACATGCTTGCTCATTACTCAGTAACTTCTAAATCCGTAGCATACGACGTATAGCCGTTTTCCTTAACAACCTTAAGTACATTATTCACCCGTCCAATAAGTTCATCTTTGTGACTAATTAGGAAAATGTTTTTCTTACGTTCACGTGCCATCTTTTTAAGTATGGCCAATGCGCCTTCAACTCCAGCCGCATCCAAGCCGTTGTCAATAAGTTCGTCAACAAACAGTAAATTAATCTGTTGATATAAACTTTCCCATACATCGCGGAAGCTGAAGGATAATCCTAAAATTAGTCTATTGCGTTCGCCACGGCTCAAGTTGTCAAAGTCCAAATCTTGCCCTAACTGTGTGATCAATACTGACAAGTCGTTTTGAAACGCAACAGTATGTGGCAAGCCCATCCGGTCTAGATAGTAAGTAAGCCTGTTATTGAGATAGGCTAAGTTTTGATCAATAATCTTCTTGCGAATAAAGCTGTCTTTTGACGTTAGCAGTTTGAGTAAAAACTCTTGATGGTCTCGTAAACTGTTCAATTGATTAACTCGATCCCATGAGATTTCCTGGAGAGCAGTGTCAGTGAGTTCGTCAATTTGCTCTTGATAATGATCAGTTTCCCCAGCTTTGATAGTCAGCTGAGTTTCCAGGGTTTTGAGATTGTTCTGATGTTTTAATGCTTGTTCAACAGTGTCATAGTAAGTATCGGGTCGAGTATTTAATTCACCGATAGTGTCAATTTCTGTTTGTATTTTATTTCGATCCTGTGTGATCTTGTCAAAGTACTTTTGTGCTTCAGCTAGATGTAAGGTAGCTTGTGTGCTCATTTCTTCATGTTTGTGATCATGTAGTTCTTGTTCACAAGCGTGACACTTTTTGTCTTGCAGTTTAGCCAGCTCGCCAGCGTACTTTTTTACGCTTCGCTCCGCTTGCGCTATCGCGCTATCCAACGTAGCCCGTTCCTTATTTAGGCTTTTCAGCTTCGCTGCCTTTTCATCATAGGCTTTTAGCTCCGCATGCTTCGCAAGCTCAGCGTCAATATCTACGCTTTCGAGTTCGATGATAGCACGGCCAATTTTTTCTATTTCTTGTTGATGTTGATTGTTCCAAGCACTTTGTTTAGTCAGCAAATTATCAATGCTCTTTTGAATATTTTCGTTAGATTTTTTTGCTGCCTCAATATCTGCGGTCTCTTGTGTAATAGCATCCTTAGTTTGTTTAACCAGTTCTTTAAGGGTATCTGCTTTTTCACTCAATAGTGTAATACCCAATAACTGTTCAATAATAACCCGCTGATCGTTGGCCCGCATGCTGAGAAACGGTTCCGTATAAGTGTTCAGCGCAACAATATGTTTGAACATATCTGGACTCATGCCCAACAACTCGTCTAAATCTTTTTGCGTTTCTCGCATGTCTCCTTGGGCATCGTCTACTTCTTCAGTTTCCTGTGCTTGATCGTTCACAAAGAATTGTAGCACGTTGGGTTTTCGCCCACGCTCAATGCGATAGTCCATGCCGTCTTTTTCAAACGCCAATGTAACCAACATGTTTTTATTGTTGATCTTGTTGATGAGATTATCTTTTTTGATGTTGGTCAGTGCATTGCCAAATAGTGCATAACTGAGTGCGTTAACGATTGTAGTTTTACCTGTGCCGTTTCTGCTACCGTTATCATCACCACCTTGATCCAAGTTTTCACCCAACACCAGCGTTAAGTTTTCTTGTGCAAAATTTACAGCCTGGGTTTGATTGCCCACACTCATAAAGTTTTTAACTGTTAATTCTTTTAATTTTATCATAAGCTGTTATAAATTTCCAACAATACGTTTTTGTCAAATTGATCCGATTCAATACTTACAATCTGACTGGACACAATTTGATCAACACTTTCAAATGTTTGAATATCAATGTTGGTATTGATCTCAAGATCCTTTTTCTCTGCAATAAGTGTTAATTCCCGGATGTCATGTTTTTTAATAAATGTTTCTTTAATAAAACTGGCTTCTTCGTAGCTGATATCAATATCTAATGTAACACGCAAATGTTGCTTGGGTTTGATAATTGTATCTTCTTCGTCAATCAACTGGCTTAGTTTTACAGTTCTAAATGTGGGTTGGTCTGGCCAACTATGATACACAGGTTCGCCTCCCCACTCTAACGTCATCATACCGCGATCATCGTCCCATGCATCTGCGTAATTGTGCGGAAATGCATTGCCGATATAGATCATATTTTTTTGCTGTTGGCGTTTGTGAAAGTGACCGCTGAATCCCAGCTCATAACCTTTAAAACTGTCCAGCTGAATTTCTCCGTGATCTGGCATCTGTATCATGGCGTTCATAAAAAAGCTGGGCAATTCAAAATGTCCAAATATGTACTTGCCACCTTTCTTACCTACCGATCGCCATTCGTCACCGACAAGCCACGGGCAGAGTGTAACGTCCCCAATGGTAGTCGGTTCGTGGACCACTGTGACTCCGGGGATGTATTTTCCAAACTCAACCGAATGAATGTCCCGTTTGTCTTTGTAATATAGATCATGGTTGCCAGGAAAAAAATAAAAATTATCAAATGCTTTACCCAGCTTTTCCAAAGCGCGAAGGCTATAATCCATAGTAGTGATATTAAGACTATTGCGATTGTGATGCCAATCTCCCATAAAAATTCCAGTGTCACAGCCTTCCTCCTTTGCCTTGGCAATATACCAGTCTACAAAATCTTCACAGTCTTGATTGTGTACACTGCTGTTGGATTTTAATCCAAAGTGAATATCGGTGAAACAAGCCACCTTTTTAAACAAATTACTCATTGTCTGCTTCGTACCTTTTTACAGCGGCCGCATGTTCACCAGCGCCTGTTCTACTATAACTTGGATTCATACCGTTAATTTCTAAAATGTCGTCACGAATATTTTGATTTCGTTTTTCTATGTTAATAACACGAACAAAACTATTAGTAACAGCGGCAGTGAAATACGCAAAAGGGTTATCTGACTTTGATTCATCGAATTGTAATCCTATCTGTGTTAGTTGCAAAATTGCTTGACCCTTCATTTCGTCATTGTATGTGTAGCCACGAACGTTACCGCGAGTAGCATATCTCTCACATAATTTTAACATCATTCGTGCTAGAGTTGGAGTAATTTGGCCCGCATCTTTATCAAAATGTCCTGTATCTAACGGACCTTTCCAGTGACTCTTGCCCACACAAATCAACTCGTCGGCATCATTAAATTTCCAATGTTGGAACGGTGGAAAGTTTACTTTGTCTCTATGATCGGCAAGACTCTTTGGGTTTTTCTTACGGGTATTATTCAACGGAATATGATCAAAACTCATTATACGAAATACTACATCAGTTTTGGCAATTTTTTTATAATCGACTTCGCAATCTGCTTGTTTGACTTTCTCGCCTGCTTTTTTACGAGCTTCATAATCTTGTTGGCCCATGCGTTTAGCTCTTGCTCGTTTAGCATCGGCAATGCTTCTAATATTAATTTTGTCTACGCTGGGCAGAATTGCGTCATATTGGTGAAATGCAGGATCGGTAAAACTACAATATGATGTTTTTGATCTGTGTATTTCCAATAACATATCCTTGTTATTTAGGTAGTTAACTTTAGCTGTCATTAATTCATTCTCCGGAAGTATTATTATAAACTACGCACTTTAAAAAGTCAACTAAATATTATACCAAAAGGATAATAGTATGCCAAGTTTAATTTCAACGTTGGGCGCATCAAGCAATTTACTCGGCGCTGGCGTATCAAGTTTCAACACACTCTCAAATTTGGCCGGAGCAATAAGTTCCGGTGCTAGCGGAGAAGGCGGCATTGCTGGTGCAATTCGCGCTATAAATTTGCCAGCGGCCGGCGAAGCAGTTGGCGATGTCCTTAGCGCAGTATCTGCGTTCAGTGATGCCAACCCCAATGATTGGCGAGTAAGATTAAGTTTAGCCAACTGGGCCAGTTTCCAAACAAGTCCAGTTTTAAAACCTTTAAAAGACGCCGGTGGGTTAATATTTCCTTACACTCCTAAAATATCAATAGTCAACAAAGCAAATTATGAAACTATGGCCCCAGTGCATTCAGACTATACATTTCACACATACAAAAATAGCGACCCAGGAAAAATTACTATTACCGCTCCTATGTTTGTAGAAGATACTACACAGGGATTATACTGGGTTGCAATGGTTCATTATTTAAGAAGTCTTACAAAAATGTTTGTGGGAAATGATCCAAAAGCAGGCAACCCTCCTCCTATTGTAAAATTTAATGCCTATGGAAATTATGTGTTTAAAGATGTGCCAGTTGTGGTAACAGATATTAGAGTAGAATTAGACAACGCCTGCGATTACATTGGCGTGAATGTAGTAGGCAGTGCTGCCGGAGCAGTAGAAGGTGTAGCTGACAGTATCAGCGGTCTTGCCAGTGGCCTTGGCGGCCTGGCTAACAATATTTTTGGAAGTGATAGTGTCGCTGGCGGAATACTTGGCGGAGTTAGCACAATCGCCGGCGGTATCGGACAAGTTGCGTCTCTAGCAGGAACGTTTGGATTAGGCGGCACCACTAGCGGCGGAGTAACTCATGTTCCAACCAAGAGTAGCTTCTCGATAACCTTACAACCAATATATAGTAGAGATAGTGCTCGTAAATTTAGTCTTGATAGATTTGTGCAAGGCGGCTACCTCAACAACTCTTTTGGATATATTTAATTATGGCCGCTCAGTACTCAAATACCAGTCCGTGGTTTAATACCCGGGTTACAAAAAATTACTTAGATGTATTGACTATACGTCCTGTCGCGGCTCAAACAAATGATTTTTTATACACTATAGAAAGTCAATACAATTATAGACCAGATTTATTAGCGTTTGACTTATACGGTGAAGCAGGCCTTTGGTGGGTCTTTATACAACGAAATCTTGATGTATTACAAGATCCTATATTTGATTTTGTAGCAGGAACCAAAATTTATATACCCAAGGGTAGTGGATTAAAATCAGTATTAGGATTATAAGATGGATTTAGGAAATATTACCACTGCCTTAAATTCAGCTACTAATTTAACTAAAACTGTAAGTAATTCTTTTACAAGTTTAGGAAATGCTAATTCAGTATCTGGAGCACTTAATTCCATAACAGGAGTTTTTAGTAGCATTGGCAAATTTTTTAAAACGTTAGAAGGAACACAGCTTCCTCTGCCAAATCCGCTAAACGCTTATGCCTCATACGATTACATCATAACATTAGCATGTTTAAGTGTGAAGGAAATAACAAATCCTGATGCAACTTACATGTCAGGAGCTCCGTTAACAATAATATGTAAAAGTGCTAATGCAAATCCAAGTAATCGAGTTAATACAGCGTATGGAAAATTTGATTTTTTCTTTCAACACTTAAAATTTGATATTACTCCTCAGATTGATAGTACTAATACAACTACTTATAACTTAGATTTTACTATCTTAGAACCATATAGTATGGGTTTGTTTTTTGAATCCTTGCAGACTGTGGCTTATTCTCAAGGGTACGATAACTGGCGAGAAGCTAATTTTTTAATTGCTATTGAATTTAGAGGAAATACTGAAAATGGATCTATGGTCAATATACCAGGTTTAAAACGATATATTCCTTTTAGATTTGTAGATATGACTATGAATATTGATGCAAGGGGTGTGACATATAAATGTGTAGCACTACCGCAGAATGCGTTAGCTATGGCAGATATTGTTAGCATGTTACCAGTAGATGCATCGTCAGACGGTAGTACTGTAGCAGAAGCCTTACAGTATGGAGAAAATAGTCTACAACACATTTTAAATAGTTTTGAAAAAGAAAAAGTAGCTAAAGGTCTGCAAGCACAACCTAATCAATATTTGATTTATTTCCCGCAAGAAATAGCCAGTGCAAGTAGTTCTGGGCCAGCCGGCGCAATTGAATCAACTATAGGAGCAATCATAAATCCTAGCGACGCTGATGCTTCCACTATAAAAGACAAATTAAAATTAATTACAGTTAATAATAACCTAGCACAAGATAACGGTGATATAAATGAAATAGGCAATTCAGAAATGGGATATGATGAATCTCGCCCAGGTGACACTCCAATGGGAGAAGCTGTGCAGACTTATGATCCCGCTAGTAAAACTTTCTTTGGCGGAAAACTAACCACTGATATAACTAGAGGGGACATGAAATTTGATCAAAAAACAAACATACCCAACGCAATTAATCAAGTAATATTGCAAAGCAACTATGTGAAAGATAAATTAGATCCGTCGTCATTAAGTGCAGAAGGATATAGAGGCTGGTGGAGAATTGCCTATCAAGTATTTCCATTAAGCTCAACATCAGACCCCAACACCAAACAAGTCCCTAATTTGTATGTTTATAAGGTAATTCCCTATAATGTCCATTCTAGTAGATTAAAAGCAGGCGGCGAAAACACTCCTGGTTTTGACAACTTAATTAAACAAGCTGTAAAGCACTACAACTATATCTATACTGGAAAAAATGACAACATATTAAGTGTTAGTTTACAAATGAACAACGGATTTGTATCAATAATGCCAGCTGACGGTGGCGCTGAGAACTCGGATTCAAAAAACGGAGTTAGTGCAGGCAGCGGTGACATTGGAAATCCTAACGAAAAATCTATCCTTCTTAAATTAGGAGGCCAGCCTCTTACAGGCCAACAAACTACTACTCCAAGCATAGTAAGTTATGTTGGCAGTTTGTTCAAATCAGATAATAAAGGCGGCGGAGGATTAGATAGAGCTGCCACTAGAGCAGCCAGAGCATTTCAAGATGCATTAACTTGCCCCAATGATATTTTTGACCTCAACTTAAAAATTATGGGAGACCCGTATTATATTGCGCATAGTGGTTTAGGAAATTATACTTCAGAAGCTACACAGTATGCAAATTTAAATGCTGACGGCACAATGAATTACGAAAACGGGGAAGTAGATATTATTGTTAATTTCAGGTCCCCGATAGATATTAATCAAACTACAGGGCTTTATAACTTTGGCCCTAACACTAAAACAGCACCAGTTAACAGATTTAGCGGAGCTTATTGTGTAACATCGGTGAGCAATGTATTTGATGAACGCGGTCAATTTACGCAAACAATACATGCTTTTCGACGTGCTGATCAAGAATCTGAACTAACAGCAACACCAGAAGAATTGGCAGGATCTGCCGCAATACCAGATCCAACAAATCCAAGCGGATCGATGGATTCTCCAGACGACTCTGCAGAAGAAAGCGGAACTTAAATGTCAAATTATACAACACCTAATAGTACTCATTATTCTAGCTCAGAGTATCCGTCGACTCCGTCCGGCCCGTTTTTAGCCACGGTAGTTGGGCATCAAGACGGAAAATATATGGGACGTCTTAAAGTATTAATAGAACGTCCGGGCTCTGGAAATAAAGATACCACCGGGCAAACTCGAACTGTTGATTACATGAGCCCGTTTATGGGTGTTACTAGTTTTGATTTTACCACAGAAACCAACGACTACGACAATTCACAAAAAAGTTACGGCATGTGGATGATACCACCGGACGTGGGATCAACGGTTTTAGTAATGTTTTTAGCCAACGATCCTAAAAGAGGATTTTGGATAGGCTGTGTACCTAAGGAAGATTCATTTGTAAATTTTATGACCCCAGGTCTTGCCGCAACTAAATTTGCGTTCTTAGATGATGCAAGTCTTTCTGCAACAGAAGATAGTCAAGGCAGAGAATTACGAGTTCCAGTTTCAGAATATAACAAAAAAGTTCCTGAAAATTCAGGAGCTCAACCGCCTACTACATTTAAAAAATCAGTTCATCCGTTAGCATTATATTTAGATGCTCAAGGATTATTGTTAGATGATGTGCGCGGCATCACTACTAGCAGTGCTAGACGAGAAACACCTAGTAGCGTGTTTGGAATAAGCACCCCTGGCCCGGTGGATCAATTAGGAAAAACAGGTAGTCTTGGAACTGCAAATGCAAGTGTGCCAGACGCTCCTGTTAGTAGACTTGGTGGTAGTACTTTTGTTATGGACGACGGCCATAACAAATATCTCCGTAAGACTAGTGCCAGTAAAGGTCCTCCGGTATACGCCAGTGTAGAAGATGGTGAGACTGACGGCGATCCAACACTTTTACACAATGAACTAATTAGATTGCGCACAAGAACTGGTGCCCAAATATTATTTCACACTACTGAAGATTTAATTTATATCACAAATAGTAGAGGTACTAGCTGGATTGAAATGACCAGTGATGGCAAAATAGATGTGTATGCGCAAGATAGTATTAGTGTGCATACAGACAATGACATGAATTTTTTTGCAGGCAGAGATATTAATTTAGAAGCTATTAGAAATATCAATATCAAAGCAGGCGGCAATCATCAACTAGAAGTTATAGGAAATAAAACTATCATCGTAACTGGTAATAGAACAATAAGTGTAAAAGGTACACACGACGAAACTATCATAGGTGCTACCAATTTATCAATACAAGGCGATTATAGCCAACTATTAAATGGAAATTTAGGGATTACAGTTGCCAAAGATACTAATATAAATGTCACTGGCGGAACTGCTATTACTAGTGCAAAAGATTTTAACGTTAAAACAACTGGCGGAAATAATCTAACTGCTGGCAAAGCCACAAACATCAAGAGCGGAGGCAATCATGTGGAAACAGCCGCGCAAATTCATATGAACGGACCAGCTGCCACAGCCGCTACAGAAGCAACAAAAACTACTAAGGCTAAAATTCCTGTAGCTTTAGCTGTATATCCTAATCCAACTGAAACAGACGGAACAACAATTAACAGCATTATGTTAAGAGTGCCTACAACAGAACCATATCCGCATCATGAAAATTTAAATCCAGAATTATTTAAACGAGATAAAACAGATGCCAACGCCGCAAATAGTTCGGCACAATCACAAGTATCGGGGTAACATATGAGTATATTTTCTAGAATTAGTACAGACTTAGGTGAAGTTAAAAAACTTGCAAGCATTGCACACCTTGGTAACGGCATTAGCATTGATGCTGCCAAATCTTTAATTTCAAAACAATTAGGTGCCGTAACATCTGGACTCACTGGCGCAATTACTACAGCAACAAAATTAGCAGGAACGGCAACAAAATTATTAGACACAGCTAGTAAAATTAGCGGAGCTAATCTTCCCAGCCCAGTACCTTCAGCGCCAGTAGTTTTTAGTACTCCTCCTATAATTAAAATTGGGTGCAGTAAAACCCAGCTAGTAGTTGTAGCAAACAACCAAGACTCTATATATTTTAGTTGGGAAATTATAGGGGCTACCAGTTTTTCAATTATTGATTCGCGTCCTTATATAACATTGCTACAAACCAACCCAGGACAATTTGGATTTGGCCCAATTACTCCTACATTAGGAGGATCAGATTTTAAAGGTGCTAGCTTTACTATCACTGCTTCTAACAGCCGTGGAACTACAGTTGAATCAAGACAGTGGACACTTGTTCAACCGGCTACTTAAAAGAGAACTTATATGGCAGATACTCCTACGGAATTAACACCAAGCATAGAACCAGTTATAGGAACAGCAATAGAAGTTCCAAAAGACTATTGGAAAGCCTACTCAACAAATAAAGATGTGTTTGATAGACCCCCGCCTCCTGCGGACTCAGAAGATCAAGCCAATGCTTAACATAAGGAATAATCATGGCATCAAACAGTAATTTATACGATAAAATTGTTTTACCAGCAGTTAGACAACTCACAGATAGCCCTACAAAAATGTATAAAGGGTTTAGCACTATTAGTGGCAATACAGAAAACTATAATCTTTATGATTTTGATTTAATCAAACAAGACATATTAAATCATTTTCATGTCAGACAAGGGGAAAGACTGATGAACCCGGCTTTCGGATGCGCCATTTGGGATATATTATTCGAGCCATTAACCGAGGCTGTGAAAGATATCGTGCTGAAAAATGTTAATACTATAGTTAATTATGATCCTAGAGTACAAGCAGAAAATGTTATAGTAACTTCTTATGATACTGGAATTCAGATTGAATTAACCTTGCTTTATGTGCCCTATAACCTACAACAAACGTTACAATTACAATTTGACCAGACCAACGGCTTAGTAGTGCGATAAACTACGCACATATTCTTTACAAATAAATACACTACTAGGACAATTAAATGAGCTCAACTGATAGACAAAATAATCTGCTAATTAATCAAGATTGGAAAAAAATATACCAGTCTTTTAAAAATGCTGATTTTCAAAGTTATGATTTTGAAAATTTACGCAGAACTATGATTACGTATTTGCGCACAAATTACCCAGAAGATTTTAATGACTATATTGAAAGCTCAGAATATTTGGCTTTAATAGATTTAGTAGCATTTGTTGGGCAAAGTGTTGCCTTCCGTGTGGACTTAAATGCCCGTGAAAATTTTCTAGAACTAGCGGAGCGCCGGGACAGTGTATTACGTTTAGCACGTTTAATTAGTTACAATGCTAAAAGAAATATACCTGCACAAGGGTTGTTGAAATTTACTACTATTCGTAGCACAGAAACTATTGTTGACAGCAACGGCAGAAATTTGTCAGGACAAGTAGTAACTTGGAATGACCCTGCAAATGCCAACTGGTATGATCAATTTATTAAAATAATAAATGCGGCCATGCCTTCAACACAACAATTTGGAAATCCATCTGCTAAAGATACAATTTACGGAATTCCAACAAGTCAGTATCGTTTCCAAACTACTAGTACTAATGTTCCTGTTTTCAGTTTTACTAAAACAGTAGCAGGGCGTTCAATGAACTTTGAAATCACCAGCACAACTTTTAGTGGTCAACAATACATTTATGAAGAAGCTCCTAAGTTAGGAAACAAACTTGCTTGCATTTATCGAGATGACGGCCAAGGCGCTGGCAGTAATAGCAACGGATTTTTCTTGAATTTTACACAGGGCACATTGAACATTGGTGCATTTACAATTACACATCCTAGCAGTAATGAAAGTGTAGATATCAACACAACAAACATTAACAATAACGATGTTTGGTTATATAGATTAAATCAAAATGGCGCCGAGTCGGAATTATGGACCCCAGTGCCAACTATATCAGGTAATAACATTATCTATAATAGTTTAAATAAAAACATAAAAAACATTTATAATGTTATTACACGAGCAAGTGACACTATTAGCTTGGCATTTAGCGATGGTGTATTTGGAAATCTTCCATTAGGAGATTTTAGAACATACTATAGAGTTAGTAATGGATTATCTTATGTAGTAAACCCTGCTGATGTTCGTAATGTTACAATATCAGTTCCTTATACTAGCAGAAAAGGCCAAACTGAAACTCTATCTATCACGATGAATTTACAAACTAGTGTTTCAAATTCTGCTGTGTCTGAAACTAATGCTAGTATTAAAGCCAATGCACCGCAAACATATTATACACAAAATAGAATGATAACTGCCGAGGATTATAATATTAGTCCTCTATCAGTTACCCAGCAAGTTGCCAAGGTAAAAAGTATTAATAGAACGTCTAGCGGTATTAGTAGATACTTTGATTTAAAAGACCCGACTGGAAAATATAGTTCGACAAATTTATATGCAAATGATGGAATTATATATCAAGATTTCTATTCTCAAATTACTACGTTCCAGTACGCAACTAAAGTTGATATTGAAGGAATAATTTATAATACAATTTATGAGTTATTACAAACTATTGATTTAAGAAATTTTTATTACAATAATTTTATTAATTTTTTAACTACTAGTCTTAATATTAGTTGGTACCAAGCTAGCTCTACAAGCTCTAGCAGTACTGGGTACATTGGAAATATTGTTGGGGCGATCCCCTTTCCAGTGGGCGGATACACTGCAACGGATTTAAAATATTTAACGCCTGGCTCATTGATTAGGTTTGTAGCCCCAACTGGTTACTATTTTGATAAAACAAATTCAAACAAATTAGTTTTTGGATCAACCGGAGCATTAGGCAGTGCGGATTATCTGTGGGCAGAAGTAGTTAGCGTTACCGGTAACGGAGTTCCAACTGTAGGCATTCCAGGCCCTATAATGTTGAATACAATCGTACCCGGCTCCGCAGTTATTTCACAAATTATTCCAAAATTTTCAACTACATTAAATTCTACAGTTATTACTACAATGATAGATTTAATTTTTAGTAATAGACCATTTGGACTACGTTACGATGGTACTACGCAAAATTGGCAAATTATTTTTGAAACTAATTTAAATCAATCATCTGCATTTACACTAGCAAAACAAGCAGATGCAACCAACACCAATCAAGATTCAAGCTGGATGTTATTGTTTACAACTGATAACGAAACATATACAATTACTACTCGATTATTAAGATACATTTTTGAAAGCGATTCCGAACTATCATTTTATTTTGATGACGATTTAACTATCTACGATAACACTACTAATTCAACAGTTAGAGATCAAATTAAAATTTTAAATATAAATCGACAACCTACAAAAGTTTATCCTTTTACTGAAGATTATGTATGGGATGTAACATCGGCTTATAGAGGCTTAGATGGATATATTGATAATAAAAAAATTGTTTTATCATTTGCGGATACAGATTATAACGGTGTAGTAGATAATCCTCAGCTATTTTTAGACATAGTAGATCCAACTACTTCTCCAACAACCAAATATATTGTTCAACAAAAATATTTTATTTCTACGGGCCAAGAAGATTATCGATATGTTGCTAATACTAATAATCTTATGATTGTTCTTAATTCAGAAAGTGAGCTGTTGTCTTACAACAACTATAAAGACGGCCAATATTTTTACTTTACTAGTACAGGTGTAGTAAAACAATTAAATATTGTAACAGGATCATTAATTCCAACATTAGATTACAAGGTCTTTGTTGGTAGAGATAATTTGAAATTTCAATACACCCATAGTGCAAACTATGAAAGTAGAATTGATCCAGGTGTAAGCAATATTATGGATGTTTACGTATTAACTAAGTCGTACGATACATCTTTTAGACAATGGGTAGACGGTGCTCCAATATCAGAACCATTACCACCTAGTTCAGATGAACTTAGTAATTTAATTGGCGCAACGTTGGATGTTATTAAACCAATATCAGATGAAATCATATACCACCCTGTAAGTTATAGGGCATTGTTTGGAGTTTCTGCAAGTTCTGATTTACAAGCTAAATTTAAAGTTACGAAAAATATAAATTCAGTAGTGTCGGATAATGATATACAGTCTAGAATAATCACAGCAATTAATCAATTTTTTACATTAGATAATTGGAATTTTGGAGACACGTTTTATTTTACAGAGTTATCGACTTATGTAATGAATCAGTTAGCACCGGACATAACAAACTTTATCATTGTGCCTACACAAAGCGGATCATATTTTGGTAGTTTATTTGAAATATCCTGTCCTAGCGACCAGATTTTTATTAGCACTGCAACAGTTGCTAATATAGAAATTATCACCGGCATTACTAGCGGAAATATTAAATCAGTTACCGGAACAGCTCTTAACTCTGTCTCCAATCAAACTATTACTAGCGCAACATACGGAAATCTAAATGGCTGATATTACTAATCCTTTTGGAGATAAAAAACCGCTGTCGGTTGAACTTTTACCTAATTTTTATAAAACAGATCCTAATAAAAGATTTTTACAAGCAACTGTAGATCAGTTAATACAGCCTGGCGTTGTTAAAAAAATTAATGGATTTATAGGAAGACAGGATTCTAAAGCTACGGTCGGTACTGATATTTTTCTCAACGCGGCTACTACAGACAGACAAAATTATCAATTAGAACCTGGTATCACTATTAACGACACATTAGGAAATAATTTATTTTTTAAAGATTATATTGATTATATAAATCAGTTATCAGTGTTGGGCGCAAACACATCCAATCATGCGAGAATTAACAAAGAAGAATTCTACAGTTGGGATCCGCATATTGATTGGGATAAATTTGTTAATTTCCAAAATTATTATTGGTTGCCGTACGGCCCAGAAACTATCAGGGTTTACGGACAG